TTAATCTGTAATCAGTTTCGATATCTCAAGTTTGTTTTGATCGCCATGCAACCAGCGTCCATAACGCTTAATGAGCATCTGTAAGCTATGGCCCAATTGGTTAGCGACAAACACTGGGTTCACATCAGACATTAACAACATCGTCGCATAGGTGTGCCTGGCATTATACGCAGGGCGATGTCTTACCCTTGTAGACTTCATTGCCTCAATCAAGCGCATACGGGCAGGTTTTTCATTATAGAAAGGCTGGCTTGTCTCAGGACATATCATCACATAGTCATCGCTGAGCTTCATAGCGTCCAGCGCCTCAAATGCACGCTTAGAGCGGTCGTTTAAATAGACTTCACGAGCGGTGTGAGTCTTAGTGACTTGCTTCTCAACACCACGTACACGACTTTTATTAATGATCACTGATTCGTTAAACCAATCGATGTCCTTCCATCTCAAAGCATAAAGCTCACTTGGGCGACATCCTGTCCAAAACGCCACTTCAAAATACCAATAATAAAAATGGTCCTTATTGGTCAAATTTTTATCTAACCAATTTAATAGCGCATTCATCTCATCACGGGTAAATGGGTCCGGCAATCCCGATTGCACTTTTTTATTCTTTATCATCGCCATTGGGTTTTCTGCTGGCGTGATAAGACGCAATTCAATAGCCTTTTCAAATACGCCGCGCAGTGGTACCAGGCAGTTATTAAATGTCTTGTCGGACTTAAAATCGATGTCAGAGATGATGTCACGTATCAGATCAGAGGTTATTTCATGGATTGGCATCAATGCCATATCTGGCATCCAATGCTTGTTTAATGCGCTGACATAATCTTTTTTGGAGTCCATGTTGGCTTCGCAATGCTTCAGGTACTTTTGGGCGACTTCTTGGAATAAGGCGCCATCACCGACGATGACGCTATCATCATTAATTAATTCACCTTTTGCGCTGGCGAGGTCCGCTTCTGTGAGCACACCCCATTCAGCTTTGGTGATTAGGTCACGTCTAATTTTAGCAGCTGCCTTGATGCCCTCCGCAGTGATGGGGTGTGGGAGCGTGACGTGATAGGACTTACCATCTCGTCTAAAGTAGACCTGGATACGCCCCGATCTAAGCCGGACGCCCTGCGGTAACGTTGCTCTGCTTTCTGAGTCATCCACTTGTTATATCCTCTTATTGAGTAATATAGGTTACCAGCTTCTTTCATCCAAACAACGTTTTCTGGCCAGTGTTGCTTACGGTGAGTAAGCTTCTTTTCATCAATGCCAGTTAATTCGGCAAACTGCTTTGCGTCTACCCAATCAAGCGGTGTTAGACCCATCTGATGGAGTAGGTCGATTGTTTGTTGAGATTCATTTGGCATTTCTTGCACTCCTATCTTGTTGTCTGGCCAACTCCTTAGCGACTTGAGACTTAATTACTATTTCATCATATTCATGCTTAGTTATTCTTTTAACAAACAAGCCGTCATCGTACCAATAGGTCTTGCCGAATAACCCTAGTTTCTGATAAACCTTACTCATAAGCTTCTCCTAATACGTCTATGCGTAGTTGGTTAAAGGCATGAGCTATCAACGCATCTTTAGCTGCAATCTCGCTATTACCTGAACAGCCAACCATTACATCAATCTCAACATTGATTATTACGGTTGCAGAACAAATAGAGCCTGTCTTAGTGAAACCTAAAACCCTAACTTCATTTTCAAAATCACTCACAATCATGCTCCTTGTTTAAAGTGTGAGTTCGGCTCAAGAGCGTCGATGAAATGCACAAAACGCCAAATATCGCCTATTGAGTCCATATATCCATCGTCGTCATAGTCAACGATGACCGCTCGAGTAAAATTAGCCATCCTTTTTGCCTCGTCTGGCGATTTATTACTGAATCCGCATATTGCCCCATAACCATCATCAAGCCACTGTTGCACTTCAGGCTTCGGTATTGGATGTTCATCCATCAAAACCGCGTGATGCTCTTCATCTGTAGTGCCTGCAGATTTGCAACTGGTCACGATATACATCAGGTTTTTGTTGCCATTGAAAGTAAATATATTAGTAATACCATCAATTGGTTTTGAGCTATAAAGACGTATTGGCACATCTTTGATTTTGTAATGCTTACCGATAATTTGACCTATTTTTCCTAGGTTCTTAAGGCAATTGCCTCGGAGCAATATATTCTTGTCTTTTTCTTTTTTTATATCTTCAATGTAGCCTGCCACAGCGCGCTTAACATCGGGGAATTTGCCATCAATTAAACCTCTGAACGTTCTAAAGTCTTCGTCTTTGGCACAAACAAGGTCGCCCGTTGAGGCTTGTAGATGGACGCTGTATTTAGTTTTGATGGCGTCTTTGATACAGCGACGGTTAATGATGTAAGAGAAGTCATCACCTTGATAGTCTTCACAGACAATCCAGCGCAATAGCTGATGGCCATCAGTAGAGTAGGCCAAGACTTTATTATCACCGCCGACGAAGTAAACACCTTCTAGGTAATATCTAACGTCTTCTTTGGCAGCGGCACATAACATGGCTTTTAAATAAGCTGTTTTTAATTCGATTAAATCCATGACTATCTCCGTCCTTCAAAGTTGTTTTGGCAATCAAAGCAGCGCTTAACACCGCCAATGGCGCGCCGCTTACTTGGTATTTCTTCGCCACATTCTTGGCATTCGATTAACGATGCAATGTCAAACGTTGGCAGTACACGCAGGCGAGCTTGCATTTCAGCATCTATACGGTCTTGGGCGAGGTCGATATCATCAGCCATTAGTTACTCTCTCCCGTAAGCATTAGATATAAATAGGTTGGCATGCCTTGCTTCTGACGCCTGCTTAGATGCTTCATATACCTCTTCATCAAAACCATTCATTGGATCAGTGACATAGTTACTACTCTCACTGATCGGGTTGTCTAGCTTGTGAATGGCAATCTTTGCATCATGTGCCGATTGCTGACGGTCAAAAGCATCTCCTATCACGCCAGCCACTGCCGAAACAGTATTCAGTGCAATAACAAGTAGCGCCATGAGTCCGATTGCTGCGAGCATGTTCTTTGCGAATTTCATAGTAGTTACTCTGTGTCGTTGTGATTGATTAGATTATAGTTAAAACTATAAATAGCTGTCAATAGTTTTAACAATAAAAATAGCTTTGACTTTAAAATAGAGTAATTTGCGCAAATAAAAGACACAAAAAAACCGCCATAAAGGCGGTATTTAAAGGGGCTTAGCTTTAATGTTGGGCGAATGTGTATCGAACACGCCCAAATAGTTTAAATTGAGCAAAGCTGTCTCTATCGATTACTTGGTCAGGATAATTATCTTTATCTGAATTATCTGACTTTAAAACGACTGTGCCATTTAAGTTTCTAATAGCTCGTTTGCATATCATTTCACTGTCTGCTTGGAACACATAAATTTTATTGTTTACAAAGTTATCAAATTCACGCTCATTTGTATCGACCAACATTAGTGTGCCATGCGGAATAGTGTAGCCCATGCTATCGCTACAGGCATGCATCAATACCAAGCCGTCGCCATTGATAGGCATATTGTTACTACGTAAAAATTCAACCGTAAAAGCTTGTGTATGGGCTTCAGGGTACTGCTCATTGATGTACCCGCTGCCACAGCTAGCCTTTATATCTAAATACTTAACCTTGACTAGCTCGTAATCAGACTGCTTACCAATAGATATGTATTGGGCATTGTCATGCTCATCATAGACAGTATCTTTGGTTGATAAGTCATAATCGCCTTCGCCAGTTATTAGCCAGTCTACATCTGTTTGCAGAACCTTTGCTATATCGTTTATAAATCTTGACCGCTTAGACTTGCCAGCTTCAAGCTGGTAGTAGCTAGGCTGCTTCATACCCACCGCATCTGCGACTTGTTGTTGTGAGAGGTTAAGGCGCTCCCTAGCAAATTTCAACCTATCCGGCAGAGTGCTCATACTGACCTCGATATTAAAATGAATAGTAATTACCCATACTTTATAGTCAAAACTATATAAGGACAAACAGCTAAAACTATTGATTTGTTATAGTTAAAACAATATAATCATATAAAATCTATAGTTAGGACAATAAAATGCCCACTCTTTATCAATCATACTCCCAACTCGTAGCTCATTTCGGCGGTCAGCAAAAGACAGCTAATGCTTTAGGTTGTACTCAACCTTCAGTTTCAGCATGGGTTCAAGGCAAGGCCAATATGTCAGCTGCTTTGGCATTAAAGGCAGAGCGTTTAACCGCTGGCGAGTTTAAAGCTGTTGACCTTTGCCCCGCATTAGCTGAACTCGAAACCACTGATTAAATACTACAACCACCCACTCATCAACAAAACGTTTTTAATTATAGGTAGGACACGATGGACGTAATAGACGCAGCACACAAGACAGTACATAACCCTAAGCATGGCGGTTCAACAGCCATTGCCGCACGCATGGGTATGTCGAGCACCGTATTAAACAACAAGGTTAATCCAAACACTGATACTCATCATCTACGTTTGGATGAAGCAATCACAATTATGGAATACACCGATGACACGAGCATCATTCAAGCGATGGCCCAGCGTCTTGGCGGTGTGTTTTGTAAGGTTGATGGTGAAGCGACGCAGGCAAGTATCATCATGACCGCATTATCTACGTCAGCATGCCAGGGCGACATCATGAGTGAGATGCAGCAAGCGCTAGAAGATGGCCGCATTGACTGCAAAGAACATGACGCGCTACAGACAAAGATTCAAGATGCCATGGTCGCGCTGCGCACATTGAGCGTTCAAATCACTAAGCATTGTGAGGGAAAATGACATGCCAGCCAATAATTGCCATAACTGCTCATATTGTAAAAGCGTCGCTGCCGTAGAAGTCACTGGTGACGAGCATGCAATCAAGCGTGAGTTTGAGCGCATCGAGCGCACCAGTCAGGCCAAAAACAAAAGTGACACGCAAACAAAAAGCCCATCAGCGGGAACTGATGGGCTTTAGGTGTTTCTGAAATACAAACAATGAATGAGGGAATCTTACAATGAATATTCAAACTTTGCAAACAAATAATCAAACAATGAGCAGTCGTGAAATCGCTCAATTGTGCAATAAAGATCATCGTCATGTACTACGCGATATTGACGACTTGAATGCAACATACGAAGTAATGGCACTGCCCAAAGTTGGGCAGTCAAATTATATCGCTGATAATGGTCAAAGCTATCGCCAATTTTTACTAAGCAAAGAACAGACGATTGATCTAATAACCGGTTATCGCGCTGATATCCGCATACGCATCAACAGACGCTGGCAAGAACTTGAAGCCAACGCCAATTCACCAGTAATACCTCAATCGTTTGCTGATGCCCTGCAATTGGCAGCAGACCAAGCGCGCCAGCTTGAACTAGCCAAGCCTAAAATCAGTCACTATGACAATGTAGTTGAGCGTGCTGGCTTGTTGAATGCCACGCAAGTCGCTCAAAAGGTGCGTCTATCAGCGGTTGCCATGAATAAAGTGCTTGATGAGCTTGGCGTCTATAACAAAGCTGTGAAGCGTTCACGTGTATTCCAGCAATGGTTTATCGATAAAGGCTTAGGCGAAGTTAAGCAGACCGACCAAGGTTACTCACAAGCTTTATTCACCAAGCGCGGTGAAGCATGGATCATTGAGCGTTTGATTAGTGAGGGGGTAGCATAATATGCATTTTTATATGTTTAACCCTGCCGACTTCAACAATAGCGCACGCCACCTATCATTAGTTGAGCGTGCTATCTATCGTGACTTAATAGATATGTACTATCACAGCGAGCAAGCCATCGATACATCAGATATGGATAAGCTAGCACGTCGTCTGCTATGCACCAGTGAAGAGTATCGCGCATCGTTGGAATACGTGCTTGATGAGTTCTTTGTAAAACGTGGTAAGCGTCATCATCATCACCGTATCGATAAAGAAATAAAAGCCTATCGTTACAAGAACCGTAACGTAGTTAGTAACGTAAGCGGTAACGCTGTAACGTTTGATGTAACGCAAGGTGTAACGCTTGGTAACGATGGTTGTAACGTTACGTGTAACGATGACGACACACCAATGACACCAGCAGAACGTACTCGTAAGTCTCGCCAAGACCGTAAGTTAATGATTGATAGCCTTACTAGTATAGGTGTGGCAGTAAATAAGAGTATTAAAGCGGCTGACCTAAGAGAGTTATATGCAACTCATGCTGACACTATTGCAAGTAACGTTACAACCGATGTAACGGACACTGTAACGAATGGCGATGATGCGTGTAACGCTAGTAACGCAAAAAACGCTGCTATAACTAGTAACCATGAACTATTAACCAATAACCATAAACCAGTTAGTGAGAGCGCACACACAAACACAGGCGAGGCGGTTGTGGATAATTTCAATCATGGTTCTGTGGATAACTCTACTGACAGCAATCAATCATCAGACAACCAATCAGCACCAGTTGCACCAGTAGTAATTCAACCATCAGCCAACCAGCCAGCAACCAAAGCTGACCAGATACGTGACCAACGTGCTGACGATATCGAAAACTGGGAAGCGCCAACCATTGACGAGATGCGCGGTGAGTTATTCAAAGCAGGCAAGATGATGCAACTCACTGAAGACCAGTACGCTTTGCACGTAGGGGATTTTAAGGCCCATTACGCTGAGCAGGCATTACTTGGTAAGCCGATCACCACTGAATCAAATCGTAAGGCTAAGTTGCGTAAATGGCTGGCGGGTGAAGTTGACAAGCAAGCAGCCAATCAAGCGCGTCAGGAAAAAGCCAAGGGCACGTTTAATATCGATAATGAGGATTGGGGCAACGGCGCTGGCACGTCGACTAGCAGTTACGACAGCGACTTACCGCCAGTATTCCACCCAAGCCATAGCCAACCGGTACAGTCTAAGATCGATCCAAGCAAGTGCTGCATATTTAACGGTCTACGCAAAGAGCCGCTACCAAATATGGATATCGCTGAAACTTATGAATACATCAAGCAGCAAAAGATGCCAGGCGAATCAGCCGATGAAACTTATGACAGGGTATTAAATCAATTGCAGGAGGCGGTATGAGCAAATTAAAAGACAGCCACAGAATTATCTCAATGCTGAAACAGCAAACCCAAGGTATATGCAATCCATCTGATTTTAAAGGTCAGGACTACATACCACATAAAGCGCGGAACAATCGCAAGACTAAGAAAGGGAGTAAATAAGATGGGCCTAACTATCACAGCATACAAAGGTGTCAAGCTTATAAGCGAGCTGGCGCTAGATGAGTACGGCGATATCGCTAACAAGTCAGCCAAACAAGTCGCTATCAGTATCGGCAATAGCGATTGGGAGCAGGGCGACGACTTGGAAGCGGGTCAGGTTTATACGTATGACGAGGCTATGAGCGTTTTTAGCGTGCCATATTCAAGCTATGGACGATTACGCGACGAGTTGGCACGTATCGCGGGATATAAGAAAGTGATAACAGGCAATTCTTTCGATGACAGATACCCTTATCAGACGGCAGTTTGTTATGAATGGGATAAAGGTGAGCGCGGCGTGTTGGCTGAACTTCTGTGTTTTGCAGACAATGAGGGTGAGATTGGCACCAAGACTTGCCGCAAGATATTGAACGACTTGCACACGGTATCAGCGCGGGCAGTCGACTTAAACGCTGATCACGGAATAGGTTTTTGCTACTTGGTAAGTTGCTTTGAATTTGCCGCAGTCGACGGCTTTGTTCAGTTTCACTAGGAGCTAGCATGAAAAACATCTACAACAAGAAAATAGTCCAACGTTACGAGTTTATAGCAAGCAACACGGTACAGGTCTATTACACAGACGGCAGTAAAGAAACGATGAGCCGCCAAACGTTCAATCAAATTGTTAAGGGCTAAATAATGATTTTAATCGGTATCGACACAGGCGTTAAGACCGGCTTTGCCCATAGCATTGACGGTGTACTGCAAGAAGTGTCTACTCAAAGCATTCTAAGCGCCCAAGATAAAGTTTATAAAACGTTTGAAGAAGCGCAAGCGTCGGATATTAAGTTCGTCGTCTGTATTGAGGATGTGCGTAAGCGTAAGTGGGTAGATCCTCGAATCGGTAAAGAGCGCATGAAGGGAGTGGGTTCGGTTACACGTGATTGCTCAATCTGGCAGGAATTTTGCGAGCGCTACAATATTCCACACATCTTGGTTGCGCCGGCTAGCATTGATACTAAGCGCAGCGCCAAAGACTTTAAGATGATTACCGGCTGGAATGGGCGTACGTCTGAGCATAGCCGTGATGCTGGCATGCTTATATATAAATATCATCGATTGATTGAAAAGGGAATGGTCGACGTGCCAGCGCCAAAGATTATTAAAAAGAAAGGGAAGTAATATTGTGAAAAATACAATGAAGCTCGCCTTGGTTGTGTTTATCGTATTCACTATGCCTTCCATTGTGATGGCTTATATAGAACTTATTGCAGGTGCGGCATTCACAGTTAGGCAGTGGTCAATAGCCTTGATAATGTTGTTTGTTTCTGTAGTTGCGCTTGGTTTTCTAATTATAGAGTAGCAGTTTTGAGGAGAAGGGATTGTGAGTGATATCGATGGCAGCACTAAGTGTGAACAATGCAGCAGAGTTTATGAGAAGTACAGCATCGACTCTTTGATTTTAAAACAGGGCGGTATCTGTCAAATATGCCGCGCCGAACAAAGCGGAAAATATGCCGATGGTCAGTCAAGCGCTATAGGCAGTCTCATTACAGCAGTTAGAGGGTTGCGTCATTTTTACGACACCACTAACCCTGATTTTATAAGTCATGCCGACTTCGACAAAAACGAGGTACACGCATATATAACGATGGCGGTTAATGCACTTGACGGTATGGAGAGCGGCGAATGATCGACGAATTAAGCATCAAAAAGAAGTTGGCAATGTGGGGTCGTTGGGTAGGTCGTGGCAATATCGCAGCATCACCAGTGGGCGGTGGAAGTGTGGGTAGTTGCAGTCCGCTAGGTTATAAATCAGCATGGAGTCTTATATTGCCAGATAGTGGCGGTGGTGTTGATGTTGGATGTGATGACGATATGTTGGATATTGAGCATGTCATGGCATACATTAAGGTGCATGATAAGTTTAGCTATAGATTAATTAAGCTCAAGTATCGATACGGGTACAGTTACCAGCGCCTTGCCGTAAAGCTCACCAAGTCTTTGCCTGAATATCGCAAAGGAGGAGCTAAGGCAGGCATGAAAATGTGCCACAAACATTGCAAGACTTTGGTAGATAAGGCAGAGTTAGAGGTTGAGCGCTTAATGATTGAAGATATAGTTTGACTTCTGACCCAGACATATAGTATAAGTGTGTTATATTGTCTGCATCCGCAGCGAAAAGGTGTTTAGTTAATTCTAAGCGCCTTTTTTATTGCCAGTTTCAATCAGCACATGCTGGCAAATGGCAAGCCCAAATACACTCATTACTACCAGAGGCTCTTTATGCAGGAATTATTACAATTACCATTGCAAGTGCAAGCAACTTTGGTAGCAGGCTATTTAGGGTACATTATATTAAAGCGTGACTATAGAAAAACTGAAAAGCTTTCTGATATGTGGATGTTGATATTGTTTTTAGGGTTGCCAACAGCTCTTACTGTACAACTATGTGACTCACCTTGGGCTTACCTATCTATAATTTCTGGGCCGTTGATTGCTTTTGTATGGTTGAAATTTGCTGAAGCACGTTGGACGAAGTTTTTGCATCGTAATAAGGTCAGCCATACCGTTAGTTCAGGTGATGTATGGAAAACCTTATCTTCTCATAAAGGAATAGCAGCTACTGAGATTAAACTATTCCACAAAAATGGTAGTGCTTATGCTTGTCATGGGACAAGTCAGTTTATTGGTGAACCATTTGAGCCATTTATTATGGATGATGATGGCATTGCTTTTTATGTAACGCATGTAATAAAAGATGGACAGGATGACTGGGAAGAAGAGGATGATGTCAAGCTAGGTCCTGAACATGGAAGTATGATCACCTATTTTCCTAGGGATGACATCAAGTTTCTAGAAATGAGATATATAAAACAGGGTTAAAATAGTTTATTTCTTTGGTTTTTTAAGGGGCGGTAACGAACTAGTCGATGGAGTTGGGCTTTGCCCAGTCTGAGCATCTCCCATAGGCCTACCAATAGAACCACCTCGGTCTGATTTTATACGGTCTGAACCTGAACTGCCATTATTTGAATTACCCATAGTTTTTCCTGATAGTTTGATAGATATATCGCACATAAGCCCTACTTATGTGCGATTTTCAATCTATGCTATACAGTAGAGAATGTAAAGACTTAACTGTATAGCATCCAAGGTAAATCGAAGTCTTCCCTGATTGACGCATGTTGCATGTGACAACCCATACTGATGTGTTGACGCCTTGTTGTACGCTTACTTACCCACGTTAGAAATAGCGTGGGCTTTTTTATGCCTAACGTTTAGTGAGGTGTGATAACCATGAGATATGAATGCACAAGCGAGACGCTGTATATCAACTATCGCACAGGCGAAACGCTAGAATATAGACACTCGAATCTAAAGCTGCTTACTGCTAGAGCCAACAACGGCAACAGTGATGCCAAGAAGTATATGGCTTTGATTGAGCCAGACAATAAGAAATGGAAACCAAAGCCATGCCATCCACACCATGCCGCCAATACCGCTGCCCAAACATAGTTAAACGTAAAGACAAAGGATACTGTGATGACCATGCAGACCAACGCAGCAACTGGACCAAGCGACCAGACCGCAGCGGTAGCACAACCAAGCGCGGTTACGGCCATGCTTGGCGTAAGCTACGCGCGCAAGTACTTGAGCGTGATGGTCATCTTTGCGTGGCTTGTCAGCAGGCAGGCAGGTTCGTGCCAGCAACCGACGTCGATCACATAGTGCCAAAGTCTAAAGGCGGTACGGACGAGCTCAGCAACCTACAGTCGCTATGCAATCCGCATCATAAAGCTAAGACAGCTAACGAGTAAAAACCATGCTTAAATTTATCAAAGTACGCAAGACGATTATCAATGCAGCAGATATTGAATCCATACAGCCCGGAACATATCGAGATCATAATGGGTTGCAGCAGCATCGCATAGTAGTCACATTGCAAAACGGTAACCGCCATAACTTTAGTATTGATTCTAGCTCTGAGATTCAGACTACAATTGACGATATATTTAATGAGATATCTCGCTTAAATAAATAGTTTTTCAGGGGGAGGGTGGGTTCGGAGTTCAGCCGGAAGCCCCGAATGACCGCCCCCTAAAGTACATTTTTACGAGCGTTTAATTAAAAGTTTGCCCTATTGACCGTCTAAGGATTTTTTGCTATGGGAGGAATTGCGGCGGTACCAGGACGCGGCCGCAAGGCTGATCCGAGAAAATCGAAAAATAAAAATATCAACGTTCCCGAATTTAGCGAAGTGGTCGATATCGAGCCGCCAGAATATATGAGCGATTTAGAATTTGCGCCGATGATTTGGCGGTCCATCGTTCCTGAATTACTTGAAAACGAATTACTCAGAATTACAGATATGCACAACGTCGAAGTTTTTTGCATGGCCTACGACACTTATCGCAAAAGCCAGATGGAGCTTGCAAAAGAAGGCGTTACCGTTATGGGTGCGTCAGGCAGTCCAATTAAAAATCCAGCGTTAACCGCACTCAATGAGGCAGCAAGACAGATGGCAACTTTTGGTAGCTTACTAGGATTAGATCCGTCATCTCGTCAACGCTTAACGGGTGCTGGCGATAAAAATCAAACCAACCCATTTGCAGGTGTTCTGAATATGTGACGGATGCTCAAGCGAGATAAATATGGCCGATTATCCTAATGTTGATATCGCCAATAAGTGGGCAAGAGCAGTTGTCAAAGGCAAAGTTCCAGCATGCAAATGGGTAGTTCTGGCTTGCCAACGTCACTTAGACGACTTAAAAGCATCAAAAAAACGTGACTATCCATACAAATTTGACCCAAAAGCCGCCGAAAAAAAGATACTTTTTGTTGAATTGCTACCTCATACGAAAGGTGAGTGGGCCCTAAAGCGCTTAAAAATTCAGCTTGAGCCGTGGCAAAAATTTGGTATCGCGGTAACGTTTGGTTGGATGCGTAAAAAAGACGGCTTCAGACGCTTCCGTGAGTCCTATTGGGAGGTGCCACGTAAAAATGGTAAGTCGGCTATTGCTGCGGGCGTCGCTCTTAATATGTTTGCCAATGATGGTGAGTTTGGTAGTGAGGTTTATTCAGGCGCGACAACTGAGAAGCAAGCGTGGGAGGTTTTTAAGCCGGCACGTCTGATGGTGTTACGTTCGCCCGCTTTGGTGCAGGCAACCGGCATACAGATTAACGCGGCCAGTCTCGAACGCCCTGATGATGGTTCTTTGTTTGAACCAATTATCGGTGACCCGCCAGACGGTCAGTCACCACATTGCGCCATCGTCGATGAATATCATGAGCATCCGGATAGCCGTCTTTACGACACGATGCAAACGGGTATGGGCGCACGCCGTCAACCGATGATGTTTGTCATTACGACAGCTGGTCACAATATTGAGGGCCCATGTTATGAGCTGCGCAGCCGCGTGCAAGACATGCTGCTTGGCAATGTACCAGATGATGAGTTATTTGGTTGGATTTGGAGCATCGATGACGGGGATGATTGGACCGACCCAAACGTACTGATCAAAGCCAACCCAAATTATGACGTATCTGTATATGCTGACTTCTTAGCATCACAGCAAACCAAAGCTATCAATAACGCCAGTCGTCAAAACTCTTTTAAGACCAAGCATCTTAATGTTTGGGTTTCTGCAAAATCAGCGTTCTTTAATATGGAGCATTGGCGCGCGTGTGCTGATGACACGCTAAGCATCGATGATTTTTCAACCACGCCTTGTGTGATGCCAATAGATTTGGCGTCAAAAATTGATATTGCAGCGCGCATCAATCTGTTTTATCGACACGAAGACGATGGCAAGCTTCACTACTACTGCTTGGCGCCATGGTTTTATTTACCAGAAGACACGGTTTATAAGGGCGATGAGAAACAAGCGGTTGAGCGCTACCAAAAGTGGATGAACCAAGGGCTGCTTGAAGTGCACGATGGTGCTGAAAATGACCTGAATGCCATCGCTGAAGACTTGGTTTCTGATGCAGGTAGCTTTCCATTAACCGAAGTACCTTACGATGAATGGGGCGGTTTCCAAGTTGCGGCTACTATTGAAGCCGCAGGGTATGACGCTGTAAAGATTCCTAAGACGGTTAAGTCTTTTTCTCCAGCAATGCGTGAGTTAGAGGCTGCAATGAAAGGCGGGCGGTTTCATCATGACGGCCATCCAGTCCTATCTTGGATGATTGGTAATGTCGTATCACGTGAGGACGCCAACAATAACGTATTCCCGCGAAAAGAAACCAACTACAAAAAAATTGATGGTGCTGTTGCTCTATTAATGGGTATCAGTCGCGCCATGGTATTGGCTGGCGATGGTGGCGGTGACAATGGCTTCTACGATGACCCAATCATAATCGGCGTTTAATATTTAAGGGATTCAATGTGCGTAATCTAATCAAGCCCAAGCGTTTTGCAAAAGCTGCAAAAGCCGCCATTAGTTTTTTAGGCTTGGATGGACATCTGAGTCTAACGCCTAGTGATAATGTAACAACCAGAACAGCCAGTGGCAAAAACGTCACTGTGGATAGTGCCTTGCAGCTTAGTACTGTGTTTTCGTGTGTGCGCTTGGTATCTGAGACGGTTTCAACACTACCGCTTAAGGTTTATGAAACCAAAGCCGATGGCAGTCGTGTGGCGGCAAAGCAGCATCCTTTGTATGATTTGTTGTGCCGGTCGCCTAATTATGAGATGACGCCTGCACGATTCATGCAAATGATTGTGGCAAGCCTACTGCTTTGGGGCAATGCTTACGTTGAGATTAAGCGCAATATTACGGGCAATCGAATTATCTCGCTTGAGCCGCTGTTGCCGCAGCATGTCAGCGTGACCCGCAATAAAAACAATCAACTGCTGCAGTATCACTACACAGATGAAGGTACGCGCCGGGAAATTAATCATAAAGACGTCATGCATATTCGCGCGTTTGGCGTGGATGGCGTGATGGGTATCTTTACGATTAATAAGGGCCGCGAAACGTTTGCCACAGCTGCATCTGCTGAGCATGCCGCGGGCAAGTTCTTTGAAAATGGATTGCAAACGTCTGGGTTCTTAACTACTGACCAAAAGCTAACCACTGAGCAGCGTAACAAGCTTCACACCCATATCAGTAAGTTTATGGGCAGTAGCAACGCTGGCAAGACGATGGTGCTTGAGCATGGCATGCAATATAACGGCGTGACTATGAACCCAGAAGCGGCGCAGATGTTAGAAACGCGCTCTTTTGAGATTGAGGAGATCTGTCGTTGGTTCCGCGTGTCGCCCATTATGATTGGTCACTTTGACAAGCAAAGCTCATGGGCGGCATCTGCTGAAGCGCAAGATTTACACTTTTTGAAGTACACGTTTAGACCGCTGCTGGTCAATATTGAGCAAGAGATTTTACGTTGTCTTATCGGCAAAATTGATAGCGACAAGTATTACGTTGAGTTTAATGTTGAAGGCTTACTACGAGCTGACAGCAAAACACGCTCTGAATACTATTCATCAGGCTTGAATAACGGTTGGATAAACCGTGATGAAGTCCGGTCAAAAGAAAATATGCCACCGATTGAAGGTGGTGATAAATACACAATTCAATCAGCACTTATCCCGCTTGATAAGGTGGGCACAAACTACAGTGGAGTTACCAAAGATGAGCAAGCGAACAATGATGCCAAAAGCTGATTTTGAAGCAGCGCATGATGTAAAGATGCCGCTTGCTTTGGATCGATGGAATCCAGACATTAAAGCGTCAGACGATGACTCTGAAAACGTTATCAATATCTTAGAAGTTATCGGCTATGACTGGTGGACCGATGGCGGTATCACTGGCAAGTCTATCAGCTCGCAGCTCAAAAGATTTAACGGCGCGGATATCGTCGTTAATATCAACTCTCCGGGCGGCGATGTATTTGAAGGCTTGGCAATCTACAACATGTTGCGCGAATATGCTGGTCATGTGACCGTACGTGTGCTTGGCATGGCAGCGAGCGCCGCATCATTTATTGCCATGGCTGCTGATGAAGTTAAGATTGCGCGCGCTGGCTTCTTTATGATTCACAATGCGTGGACTGGTGTTGGCGGCAATCGTAATGATATGCGTGAAGTTGCCGACTTCTTAGAGCAAATTGATGCGACCATCGCTGATATCTATCATGTCAAAAGCGGTATGGATGCGACTGAGCTATCACTACAGATGGATAAGGAAACTTGGATTAACGGCAAGACAGCGGTTGAGACAGGCATGGCTGATAGCTTCTTAGACTCTGACGTGATTGCAGAACAAACCAATAATACGGCTAAAGAGCGCATCGCAGCTCATAAACTAGATTTAATCATGGCGCAGGCGGGCATGTCTCGCAAAGAGCGCCGTGGTCTTGTAAAAGATTTAAAGAGTACGCCTAGCGCTACTCGAACAGATGCTACGCAAAACGCTGGCGTTGACTTAACGGGCTTGATTGACGGTCTGCAAAACGCGATTGATTCAATCAAACTGCAATAAACACACTTAACCATTCACCTCGCTGCCTATATGGCGGCTTTTTTGTGAGAAAAATTATGGATCCTGAAGATATCAAAAAAGACGACGTAGCTAATCAGCTAAAGCTGGTCAATGCTAGCGTCAAAGAGCTGACTGAAAAAGCGCTGCCAAAAGCTGAAAACGCTTTGAAAGAAGCGCAAAAAGCTGGCGAGCTATCAAATGAAACTAAAAAAGAAGTCGATAAATTGCTTACCGACTTAAATACTCAGCGTGACTTGCAGAACCAACTAGCAACCCAGTTGGGCGAAGCTGAGCAGATGTTCGCACGTATTGGTAATAATGGTGGTCAAGCGCCTGCACGCAATCGCGCTGGTGATTTGGTTATTGCTAATGAATCGATGATTGAATTTAGTAAGAATGTATCCGCTGGTCGCCGCTTGGCAATCGACATGCCGCGAAATGCGCTGACCTCTTTTGCGGTAAATCCAGTCGATGGTAGCACCAAGGTTATCACCAATCCGAATCAGCGCTTAACGGTTCGCGATTTATTGGCCCCAGGTGATACTGAATCAAATGCCGTGGCATACCTGCGTGAGATGCTATTCACTAACGCGGCTGCACCGGTCGCTGAAAACACCACCAAGCCTTATTCAGATATTACGTTTGAAGAAGTGCTATCTGGTGTCAAAACCATCGCTCACTTGATGAAAGTCGCCAAACAGACGCTTGATGACTTGCCGCAACTACGCAGCATCATTAATGGCCGTTTGCTTAACGGCCTGAAGCGTGTAGAAGATACTCAGCTGCTATTTGGTAGTGGTGTGGGTAACAACTTGCACGGTGTTTATACGCAAGCGACTGCTTTTGCCAATCCTAGTACTAAGACCACGCCTTCAAACAGCCTGGACGTGATGCGTTTGGCAATGTTGCAGGTCACCTTAGCGGAACTGTCGGCCACTGGTCACGTCATGCATGATATTGATTGGACTGATATTGAGCTGATCAAAGATGCCAACACCAAAGGCTACTTATTCAGCAATCCGTTTGGCACGTTGGAGGCGCGCTTATGGGGCCTGCCAGTTGCTCAGACTAATCAGGCGGGCATGCTTGGTAACTTCTTGACCGGTTCGTTTGCAGATGCCGCGCAAATCTTTGACCGTGAAGATGCAAACGTGGTTGTCTCTACTGAGAACGCTGACGACTTTGAGAAAAATATGGTCTCAATCCGTGCTGAAGAACGCTTGGCATTGGCCGTATATCGTCCGCAGGCATTCGTTAAAGGTTCGCTAACTGTCGGACCATAATTTTAAAAACTATCGTTAATAACACAAAAAACGAAACTCGTATCGTGGGTTTCGTTTTTTTATTAAGCCAAAGCCAATTTATTAAGTTGTTTTTGCCTTACTAAAAGGAGCAGGTCATGAAAGTTAAATTCAAAGATGTTATTTGCATGGGTAATCAGACATATAAAGCCGGTGAAGTCGGTGAGTTTACCGATATCACAGGTCAGCAGCTGATTGATAAGGGCTATGCCGCAGCGGTTGCTGAGAAAAAAGCTGATGACGACGCTAAGGCTAAAGCGGCTGCCGAAAAAGCCGAGAAAGAAGCTGCCGCAAAAGCTGAAAAAGAGGCTAAGGCGAAAGAAGCCGCTGCCAATACAGATAAATAAGCTGAGTAATCATTATGTCTATAGTCAGTATTGAAACCGCTATCCACCACTTGCGCGCGGATGCTGAAGATAGTATCGATATACAGCATAAGCTGAATGGCGCGCAAGAGATGGCCGAGCAGTATATGGGTCGCCGTATCTATGCCACTGATGTTGAGCTGGATGCTGCTATTGATGCCAATGCTATAGAGATGAATGCGCTCGATAGCTTACGAATTGGCGCTTTATCAGGTGATGTCAATAGTTATGCGATCAAAACAAAGCTAGAACGCATTGAAAGTCAAATGTATGAAAAGCTGATGATAGCGCGGGGCATTGTGACTAATCCTGGTATCGAAGTGGCTATCTTGCTAATACTGGGTACGCTGTATGAACATCGGGAAGACGTGGTGATCGGTACCAGTATCGTGAGACTGCCGCAAGCGGCCGAACATCGACTGCAACCTTATCGACGAATACTGGGGCTATGATATGCGTGCAGGCAAGATAAGACACCGTATTACGGTATATAAGCAAACTAGCGGACGCTCACCAACGGGTGCAGTGCTATCACCAACTTGGACGGCTTGGATTGTACTTTGGGCATCATTTGAGGCGCTATCTGTCAAAGATATACTGACAGCGCAAGCCGCGGGCAGTGAAGTGGAAGCGCGCTGTATGCTGCGCTACCGCAATGATATTGATAGTACGATGCAAATCGAGCACCGTGGTCGGCGCTATGATATCGACGGCGACCCAATGCCAGATAATCGCAGCGGGCGTGAATATATGACGCTAATGCTAAAGAGTGTTTGATTGTTTCTAGTTTGTTGCTGCGACAGCTAGATTAATGAAGCCGCTAGTAATATACTTGTCTATTGATTTTACTGTTATGGGCATGTTTGATATGAAAAAGATAATTAAGTGGATAGTTATTATTGTTGTTGCGCTGTTTATCATTGGGCTTATCTTTGGCTCAGATGACGCAGAAAAAACAGTGGCACAAACGACGACATCGGCTGATGTCGCTGAGCCCATGATTTCTGAAACTGAGGTGGTCGCAGAAGACAATGGTATGACTAATCAGCAGAAAAATGCCGTTAGATCGGCTAAAAACTATATTAGTTTTCAGGGTTTTTCGCGAGATGGTTTAATCAACCAGTTATCATCTGATGCTGGCGATGGTTACAATATTGACGACGCTACTATTGCGGTTGATAGCATGGATATTGACTACAATGAGCAAGCAGGTAGGTCCGCTGAGAACTACTTATCATTTACAGGGTTTTCATGTGAAGGATTAGTGACTCAGTTGTCGTCTTCAGCGGGTGATAAATACACGAAAGAGCAAGCAGAATATGGCGCTAAACTAGCAGGCGCTTGTGATTAAAACCCATTAGTATTTTATTAACTAAAAACCCACCAATCGGTGGGTTTTTTATTATCAAACATTTACTAATTCGTTAATCACCAGCATTATCTAATCAACCTCAATCTGGATACAGTGCGCGATATGATTAGTCAGCCAGCCACTAAATAACCGATAACCTACTCAAAAAAGCCCTGTCATCTGATAAGGCTTTTTATTATCTAGGATTCCATTATGAGCGTCGATTTTAGAATAGAAGGCTTGGATGATCTAGAAAGTCAGTTTGACAGACTCGCGGATACATCCAAAAAAAAGGTGATGATGAAAGCCCTTAATGCTGGCATCCAACCTATCAAAAAAGAAGCAAAGGCCCGCGCCCCAGAGAGAACAGGTCTGCTCAAAAAGAATATACGCTCCAAGCAAATGAGATATACCGAAAAGCCCGCGGTCGGCATCTACATATCTGGCAAGGCATTCTATTGGTACTTTATAGAAAATGGCACTAGCAAGATGGCGGCAGCGCCCTTCCTGCGACCTGCCGTAGACAGCAAGTATGAAGAAGGTGTGAATAAGTTTAAAGAAAAATGGAAAGTTGAGATCGATAAGGTACTGATTGGCTAACAAGGATAAACAATGAAAGCTAGCGAGGTGATATACAGCAACCTAAGGGCTCTGTTTGAAAATAAGGTCTATCCACTGGTCAGACCCGACTCTGAGAAAGGGCTGCCTTATCTGGTCTATACCGTGCTTAATACCAACGCGACCAATGTCATCATGGGCTATACCGGTCGCGAGATGGCTTACTTGCAGTTGGATGTCTATCACAGCAATTATGATGGCTGTGAAGACAAAACGAATGAGATGCTTGAGATACTTAAAAATAACGTGCAGCCGTTTCACTATGACAGCCGCCGATATATGTATGAGGACGATGCCAAGCTATTTAGACAAAGTATCGAATGCCATATCTGGCAAACCAATTAAACAAATATAGCAACCGCTATTATGCAATCTCAGGCATAAGCCTCGGATATAACGCCCACAAATGAGAGAGTGACAAATATGACTATTTCAACCGATAAGCTGGTAAACACGCAGTACACATGGAGTATTGCAACCGATGATGTGCCCACTTTTAACCAAGTTCAGTTCTTGAACAATATGGATATGCCTAATCTGCCCAAAACCGTGGTAGATGTGACGCCTACTGATGCCACGTCTACTGTGAACGCAGTGGCCAACTTCCGCGAAACGTCAGAAATAGCGTTTACTTTGTACTACATGCCGACTGATCCTCAGCATATGGAGCTGAAAGCGGCTTTTAATAACAATACGACGCTGAAAAATAAGATTACCTTTATAGATGCTGCCGGTGAAGGCTTTATCTTTGACGGTATGATCAAAGAGTTTAACTTGGTCGCTGAGCAAAAGGACATGCTAAAAGTTGAAGGCGTATTGGTTATCAGCTCAGAAGTAACACCAACAGTCTAGTCGTTGGTTTTCGCGCAATAATTTTATAGGTGTAGTGGTCTAACCGGCTCTACGCCTTTTTATTTTCCTTTTTTATTATCCCTAACTAATAAGCAGGTAACAAAATGACCAAACAAGTAGCCAAAAAAGTATTGAGCAAAGCGGATTTTATGCAGTTAAAAACCAGCGTCAAATCCATTGAGATTCCTGATCTTGGTGAAGTGTTTATCAAGGTAATGACTGCTGCTGAGCGTGAAGGCTTAGAGCGTCATATGCAAAAAGAATCAAAAAATAACGGCGTACGCGCAGTGATATTTATCTACTCGGTCTGTGATGAAAACGGCGTTTTAGAGTTTAACGATGACGACTTGGAAATGGTCAAAGGCTTTCCATCTGCCATTGTGTCAAAAGTCTTCGACGCATCAAGCGACATCAACGCCCTGCAACCAGAGGCAAAAGAAGAAGCTGCAAAAAACTAATCGCCCACCCGCTACGTATATTTAAGTTTCGACTTGCCGCTCATTTGAGCAAGTCGGTGGCTTGGATTGATGACAACATCACATCAAAAGAGCTAACAGAGTGGCAAGCATTTTATGAGTACGTAGAGCCGTTCGGTGGGAAGTTTTTAGATATACAGTTTGCCACTTTGCGCAAGCAGAATTATGGCGGTGAGGAAAAGCTAAGCGTCGAAGACTTTATGCTGTTTGATTATAACTTGCAAACGCCTGAACAAAAAGAACAGCAACGGATACAAGACGCCAAACAGCAAGCACAAGCTCAAGCAGCCGCGCTAAAAGACTTCCTAAAATCAAAAGTCAATCAGCAAAACAATCACAATTAATCATAGGGTGGCGATATGGCGTCGGTATTGAGTAGAATCCAAATTATTATGGAGGCAAATACTGCCAGATATAATAATGAGCTCAGGCGAGCGCGAGAAAACTCTAGCACCAGTTTTGGGCAAATGGGTAAGAGCGCCACCAAGGCGGCATTGGTTGTTGGTACAGCGCTTGCCGGTATGGGTGCATTATCATTAAAGACAGCGATGTCGTTTGAAAGCTCGATGGCTGAGATTGATAAGACTGTAGACTTTGCCTCAAGCAATGGCTTGGCAAATATGCGTAAAGAGCTACAGGCGCTGACAACGCAGATACCGCAGACTTTTGAAGAGCTGGCCGCTGTTACCGCTACCGGCGGTCAATTGGGTATCGCAGAAAAAGACTTGGTTCACTTCACCGAAGTCATGGCAAAGATGGGTGTTGCTTTTGATATACCAGCGCAGCAAGCCGCTGACAGTATGGCAAAAATTGCTAACGTGTTTCAGATACCTATTGAAAATATCGACCGTCTTGGCGATGCGATTAATACGCTATCAAACAACACCCCTGCTACCGCCGCCCAGCTCATTGATTCACTGCAACGTGTCGGTGGTGTAGCTAAAGTCTTTGGCTTGTCAGAGGACGCAACGTTAGGCTTGACCGGCGCATTGATTGCCATGGGTAAGCCTGCCGAGGTTGCATCTACTGCGGTCAATTCATTATTAACTTCATTTTCTACACTGGACAATGCCACCAAGTCTCAATTAATCGGCTTTGAGCAGTTGGGGTTAAATATTGATGACTTTAGTAAGCTGGTCGCAACCGATGGTAAGCAGGCCATTATTACTTATCTTGAGGCTATCAATAAGCTAGAGCAGTCAAAACGTATCGGCACGAACGCCTTGATCATCGGTAAAGAATTTGGCGATGATATAACGATGCTCGCAGGCAGTGTCGGCGTATTAGAAAATAACTGGGAAATGCTTGGTGAGACTGTCAATACAACCAAGGATTATTTTGGTTCAATGGATGTTGAGTTTGAGAAAATCAGCGCAACGTCTGCCAATAAAATGGTCCTAATCAAAAATAATATAGATGGAGTGGTGGCGAGTCTTGGCGATGCCTTTATACCTGCATTAAATGAATTGCTGCTAAAGATGACTCCTATGGTCGCAATTGTCGGCACATGGGTGTCTGCAAATCCTGAACTGATTCAGCAAATTACACTTATTGGCGGGTCATTAATTGGCACGGTTTTAGGTCTAAAGCTAGCAGTTGATGGATTTACGGCAGCAAAAACTACTGTTGACGGTTTAAAGCTCGCCTACGCCGCATTAGGCACTACGATGGGTCTAACAGTGCTAGGGCTTGGTATATTGCTTGCGACAGGAGCTTTGGTTTATCAAAACTGGGATGAAATAAAACGTGTCGTTAGTGAGAATCAACCTGCTTTTATTGCGCTAGGCGTAGCAGTAAGTGCGCTCACAGTGGCTTTGATTGCAGCAAATGCGCCATTGATACTATTGAAAGTACAGGCAGCAGCGGCAGCGGTGCAAGCAGGTGTGATGACTGTGGCAACCGCAAGTTGGTCAGTGGCGGCGGGTGTAGGTGCCGCAGCAACTTGGACGTTCAATGCTGCACTAGCTGTCTTAACCAGTCCAATACTTGCGGTTGTGGCAGCCATCGCCTTAATCGCGGCTGGTGGCTATCTAGTTGTTAAAAACTGGGCTGCTATCAGTGCTGGGCTTAATGCTGAGTTTAATAAGATAAAAAGCTATGTCTTGAACACGGTTGCGACCATGCAAGCGGCTTGGGATAGAGGTGTGGCTAACACCCGCGGCGCAATTATTAATATCAAAAACACCATTGTGACTACGCTCAGAGAATTGCCCGGTCGTATGCTGCAAGTCGGTAGAGATATAGTCAACGGTTTGATTAACGGTATTAAGCAAGGCGCAAGCGGTGTTGCTACAGCTATTGGCAGCATGGCATCAAGCGCAGTCGCTAAAGCTAAGAGCGTGCTGGATATTCGTTCGCCATCACGAGTCATGAAGAAAGTCGGTGAGCAAACCGCTGAAGGTATGGCGCTCGGCATCAAGAAAGGCAAAAAAGCGGTCGTCACCGAAGCACAAAAAATGGCAGCCGATGCGGTAAAAGCTGTGCAAGATGGTGTTGCAAATCTAAAGCGTGAGATTGCGCTATTCGGTACTGACAGTGCTTTAGCTGCACTTGATTACGATATTAGTGTAGGAAAATACCGAAGCGCTAATACAGACGAGCTACGCAATCTCACTCAAAAACTTGAGCTTACAAAAGAGCTAGCCAGTGCTAATAATTCAGTGCAAAGCAGTATCGATGCAATGATTAAAAAACGCGCACTGTTTAATAATAGTAGTGAAGTTGCGTCGCTTGAGTACGATATTTTATACACCGATAGATTTAAAAACGCTAGCGGTGAACGGGTACAGCAGCTGCTTGATGAAACGCGGGCAGTTGAAGGGCTAGCTAAGCAGTTAGCTGCTACCAATGCCATCAAGAAAAGGTTTGAGCAGTTTGAGGCTGATCAAAAAAGCGCGGCTAATGCGTTTAGTGGATTAGAGATTAATCAGCCGCAGACTGAAGCTGACAAGCTGCGTGTCGCTTATGAAAATAAGATGGCTATCGTCAATACGTTTGAGGATATGCACACCGCCAAAAAAGCACAGGCCAATGCTGCGCGTGTGAAGCTGACCGAAGAATACAATCAAAGTATTCAAGATATGGAGTTGCAAAAGCAAGCGCAAACGGTCGGCTCTATCGCGGCTATGTTTGGCATGGTGTTAGGCGAATCAAGCCGCGGCTATAAAGCAATGTTTGCCATCCAAAAAGCTTATGATTTTGTTTCGGCTCAATCAGCTAGCTTTACAGCTATTGCTAAAGCGTGGAGTTCAGCGCCATTTCCCGCTAACCTTGGCGCCGTAGCTACTACCACATTGCAAACAGGTATTATTCCTGCTGCTATTCAGGCACTAGCACCGCCGTCATTACGAGGCCAAGCCCACAATGGTATTGCAAGCGTGCCGCGTGAAGGCACCTGGTTCCTTGATAAAGACGAGCGCGTAGTGAAGCCTGATGATAATCGTAAGCTCAGTCGGTTTTTGGACAATACAGACAGCTACCATAGTAAAACCGCCCCTGTCATCAATATGACTATCGAAAACCATGCAGGCGTCCCCGTATCGCATCGCGTAGATGATGATGGCCGTATTCGTGTGATTGTTGGCCAAGAGCTTAACAAGCAGCTGCCACAGCACGTCAACAACGAGTATAGCCAATTTAATAAGGCCCTAAAAAACAACTATCACCTACAGCGTAATTTGGGATAACACAATGACTGAAATGCCCAAGCTCATGCTAAAACCGCAGCGCGATGGCTATAACTTTAGCCTCGCGCGTAGCGTGACCAGCACTGAAACCATTGTCGGCTTACCTCGTGAGCGCAAAGACAGCGTTGGTAAAGTCCATCGCCCTAATGTCACTTATAAATGCACCCGTGCACAGTGGAGTTACTTCCTGAAGTTTATGCGCGCTTACGAGGGCTTGCCATTTTTGGCATACCTACTACTTGATGATATTGACCACCAATGGTACGAATGCCGTATCGTTGGTGATTCCCTACCCGTCCAAACGCTTGGCGACCAAATATTTACCGTGCAGTTATCACTGGTTGCCAAACCCATTAAATATGATGTTGAAGCCGACCTTACCTTTTTAGAAATCTACAAAATGACAGATGGTCAGGTCGAGCGATATTTCAATCTACTCGCAAAACTGGTCAATGAAGATCTGCCAGCGGCTTTTGGAGGTTTGTAGTGGCCAGTATAAAAGAAATGGAGTATTGGCTGCGCGGTCGCCATGATGACGTGCGCCTTGAGTGCATCGAAATCAAGCATCCATCCTTCAGTCGTGACTATCGTTTTGTACGAAATCACGCAGATGGTGTGCGTGTAAAGCATGAAGATGGCCTTTACCGTGACTATGAACCATTGCCATTAACCATCAAGGCCGCCAAAGCCGCTGACGACTTACAGCAAAGCTTTACTATTGGCATTGGCGATGTCGGTGAGGTTATGCCGTATGAGATTGACCGCTTACGACGCGGCGCTCATTCAACAGTCAGACCGACTTTAAATTACCGGGTATTTTTAACCAGTGATTTAACAGAGCCCATGACCAGCGTGCGTGGCCTAGAGATAACCGACAATCAACCCCAAAAGCGTGGTGCGGTATTCTCCTGCCAAGCAAAGCAGCTTAATAAAACCAGTACTGGCATAATTTTTACCATCGATTTGTTTAAGTCACTGCGAGGATTTTAACCCATGCTTGATTTAACTAAATACGACAGTAAACGTTATGACGACGATGTTTATAACTGCTTGCATTTTGCCGTGGATATTTACCGTGATATCACTGGACGTGACATGGGCGTCTATGTTGACGACCTCATGACGGGGCGTACCAAGCGCAAGGTAAACACTGCAAAGCTTAAAGAGTTTGCGCAGCTTGATAAGCCTATCGACCCGTGCTTAGCCTTGATGCATGGAAAAGAGCTGCACGCGGGCATTTACCATCAAGCAAAAATCATCCACATGACTGAATCGGGACCGCAGTGTGTACCACCGCATATCGCCACGCTGAAACACGGACGGATAAAATACTATGCACTCTAATATCGAACTGATCGTTGTCCGCAATCCTATGTCTTATGCCTGCGACAACTCCGACTGCAAAATCGTGCGCGGCGAAGATTTGTTTGAGCTTGTCACTGGCATCTACCCAAAGGGCATGCCGCCAAATACCTATTGGTATCATGAAAAATGGGATACGGATTGCGATGTAACGCCTGAAAAAGCCGAGGACATCATCGCTTTAAATGATAAAGGCGGCTCGTTTTATATCGTCACTTATCCTGCGGGCCCTGAAACATGGATACCAATATTGGTGTCGGCGTTCATCACCGTGGCAGCAGTCTTATTGATGCCGATGCCGGTTGTCCCTACTAGCGCCGCCAATGCCCCACCAAGCCCAAACAATGCCTTAGCGCAGCGCACCAACCGTCAGCGCCAAGGCGGCCGTATTGCTGATATCTATGGAGAAGTATGGTCGGTACCAGATTTGGTCGCTGTGCCTTATAGCGTTTATATCGACAATCGCGAAGTCGAGTTTAGCTATATGGTAATAGGTCGCGGGTGGTATTTGGTTAAAGAAGCGCTCGACGATACCACGCCTATCAGCCAAGTGTTTGGCAGTAGCGTCATGGTTTTCGATCCTGACAAAACTCTGAACGATGAACCTAGCTTTCTATTTGGTTCTGCATTCTCGCCCGACGAAGCAGCATTTAGCCGCCTGGCTGTAAAGCGTTATACATCGGTTAATGGCCAAGTGTTGATTGCACCAAATGCATATTTAAAAGATACAAGCTTAATCTTTAGAAATCCAAATATCATAGAAACTGACGACCAAATAAGCTTTATAGACCGCTATAAAGCAGGTGATTTGTTGTTGGTTGAAGGAGCAAACAATCTAAAATCAGGCAACAATATTACAGAAGGTATAGATCCTGATATTCAGGAAGTTACCTACAATCTCAGCGGGCAATATGTCATTGGCAGCGTGACCGAAAAACAGTTGTTTCTAACCAACCCATCAGCCACTAATGCAGACTGGGATAAATTAAGCGCAAACACTGACTTCACTGTCGCGACTGATGCCGTAACACTTTCAACCGAAGCCAAGCCTTTATGGCAGGGTTATCATTACACAAGCCTAAAAGACCATGACGGCGCTTATATGAATATCGTTGCCCAGTCGCTCTACCAAACCGGCAAGAATGGCGATTGGGTGGGTCTACGTATTTACTGTGAGATTGAGAGTGAGATTGTCGATAATACTAACAATCCCGTGCCTGGCACCCTGCACTCACAGATATTCACTATATCCTCACCAGATGCTGATAAATATGGTTGGCGCGCGCAGCCTGGTGGCCATGATGAAAGCTCAAGGTACACCAAAGATGACAAAATAAGAGCAAGCGCCGCCGTTACCGTAAGAATTGAAAATCCAAATTTCTCGGTTGGCAAACGAATGCGCTTTCGAGTCGCCAGGAAATCGAACGTCATAACCAGTAATGTTGGCTCAGTCATCGATGAAATTAAGATTAAAGACTTTTATGGCACAAGGTTAATGACAGCCGATGATAGTCCGCTAGGGCTGACCAAGATATACAGTAAAACACTGGCCACCGAGGGCGCACTGTCAATTAAAGAGCGCAAACTTACGGTACTGGCGCAGCGCCTAGAGCGTGATTGGCAAAACAATGACGCCCTTATACCTTCTAAGCGTATCGATGATGTTATCTACGATATTGCCACCGATCCTGTGACCAGCAACATGACTGCCGCCGATTTGGATATGGTGCAAATCAAAGCGGAAGTGGATGCGCAAATCGCCTACTTTGGCACTGACTTGTGTGCTCAGTTTTGCGGGACGTTTGATAGTAAAGACATCACCACAGAAGAGATGATACAGACCGTCGCTATGGCGGGCTTTTTTACCGCTTATCGCATCAATAACAAAGTCTGTCTGCACTTTGAGCGACCTGAAGCTTACCCGGTTGCTACTTTTAACAGCCATAGCATCACGCCTGACAGCTTTGAGTATAGTGAGTCGTTTGGACCGCGTAATGATTATGATGGCATTGAAGTTGCCTACACTGACCCCGTTGATGATGCCAAAGTAACACTGTGTTATCCAGAAGACGGCTCAGCCACCAATCCTGATACAAAAAATAAGGAGTTAGTGGGCGTGCGTAATAAGGTGCAAGCGCACATGCACATGATGCGCCGGCACTGGAAAAACCAACATGCTTACAAGACTTGCTCATTCACGGCCGCTGATGAGTCCGGCATTGTGCTACCGACCAATCAAATCAATGTGGCCGACCAATACCGCGCTGATACTCAGCAAGGTGCGGTCGAAGCCTTGCAGGTTAATAGCACTGGTCAAGTCGTTCTGACGCTAAGCGACAGTGTTGATTTTGGCAGTAAAGGCCAAGCGACGGTGTTTGTCCAAACCGTTGCCGGTATCGTTGATAACATCCGCTGCATGCCAAGTACCAATCCGCGTGAGGTGATATTAACCCGTGCCCCATCTCAACCCATAAGTACGTCTTGGGATGCAGTGGTGCGTGCTACGTATCAGTTAGTCTTGCATGATGATCTTGATCGCGATAACTATATCGTGACGACCAAAGACCCGGGCGACAATCCAATGTCCCATCGATTGTCATGTATCAACTATACGGACAAGTACTACCCAAACGACAAAGACTTTATAAACGGCTTAATCACCTAAATTAATACAAACAATCACTCAAAGCCCTGCACTATGCGGGGCATTTTTATGGGGAAAAGAAAATGTCGGAATTATTGACGATGCAAGATTTGGCTAACGGCCACTTAGATGTTAAGGCGCTGGGTGAAGCTGCCAATGGCGATGAAAACACGATAGTGACGACGCGCACGGGGAATACATATCCGTCTGCTGAACGCGCCATTAATATCATGTTTCAAAATGGCGGGTTGCCTGCTAAGCCATTTGCAACACTTGCGCAAATGAATACCGAAGGTGCGAGCTTGCCTGATGGTCAACTCGCGATGGTCTATAACGAAACCGCTAATAATGGCTTGTACGTTAAAACAGCAGGGTCTTGGACTAAGACTTCTTATAGCCCTATGCTGCAATCTGATGTGCGCGAAGAAATCGACGCTTTTGCAGATACATTTATTGATAAGAGTAACAATCTTTTTGATGCAAACGCAGCTACAGTTGGAAAATACGTCGCATCTAACGGTACGCTTGCTGATAACCCTCTTTTTTCGGTATCCGATTTTACCGTTGTGTCTGCTAATAATACTTACACTATATCTAGCACAGCAGCTAACAAACCTGCATTTGCAACACTTAACTTTTTTAATAATGAAAAAACATTTATCAGTAGAACAACAGTAGAGGACACTGCGGGCGCAAAGACTTTTACTACGCCTATCAATACAGCTTATATTCGTCTAAATATTTACGACGGGCTACCCTCAGAAAATAACCGCATGATGAATATTGGTGAAAGCGAATTAACTTACGAGCCGTACAAGGAAGTAGTATTAAAAAACGTAACGCTTAGTGATGCTAATATAGCGCAAGTTATTGATACTATAGACACAGACAATCCCTACATAGTCTTAAGCCCCAATCTTTATAATCGTGCAGCTAATAAATTAGGTTTTGCAATTAGCGAAACTGGTGATGAGGTTATAAACGCAGTACAGGCTATCTCTGAATTTATACCTGTAATTGCAGGTGATAAATATACGATATCAAGTAAAGCAGGCAATCGTGCTTTTGCTGATATAGCTTACTATACAGAAGCAAAAGTTTTTATAAGTCGTAGTGCGACTTATGATGATTATGGTGCGCTAACATTAACGATGCCTGCTAATGCTGCTTTTGTTAGATTTAACGTACCACAAAACGCACCAACTGAGCGCGAGCGGATGTTTGTTGCAGGTTCAGTAGCGTTACCATATAAACCTTATCAGTTACCTACGTTGACAGGTGTTAAGCTTGGTGCTGATGTCTTAGAACAGATTGGTGGCGGTGGTAGTAATGGTAATTACATTGTGGAAAGTAACAATCTGTTTGACGAGAAGACAGCAAAGATAGGAGTGTCGGTGTTAGATACGGGTGTTATTGGTGCTAACGCTGCGTATTCTCTATCCGACTTTATCCCAGTTGTAGTAGGTGAGCAATACACTATGTCAGGAGACTACGGTATCAGTGTATTTATTCATACAGCTTTTTATACCTTAGATAAAGTGTTTATTAATCGCATTACAACAGCAACACTCACTGCACCATTAACTATCACAATTCCAGTAGGTGCAGCCTTCGTCAGATTTAATATGAACAAGGGGTTACCTTCAGAGAATAATCGCATGTTCAACAAAGGCGCTACAGCCTTACCTTATGAGAAGGGCGGTTCACAGTTTACTGGTGTGCGCCTCGCTAATGATGTAATAGCTCAAATCAATAGCGAGCTAAAATTAGACAAAAAAGACACGGTAATGTTTAGTGTGCCAGTGGACGGTGTTTTTAATACCGATGAAGTTTGGACGCAATATACATCTTTTGTATCAATACCGTCTATTGATGTTTATGCAATGTATGACGCACTGCAAGTACAGCACCCGACATATATAACGAAACAAGCACTTGGTAATGATGCTTGGGGTAATCCTATAGCAGCCTACAAGTTTAAACCCGAGCCAGTTGTGACTACGGCAGTTACTCGAAAAGTTAAGGTGTTTATTGTTTGTGGCGTACATGGCATGGAGCACATGAGTCCACTTGCTGCATATTTGATGTTGGAACAGATGTGCAATAACTGGCGTAGTGACCAATTATTAGAAGCCCTACGGTTCAACGTGGAATTTATCGTGATTCCCGTAGCTAATCCCTCGGGTTGGAATAAATACGAGCGCAAAAACGACAACGGTGTTGACTTGAATCGTAACTTCCCAGAAGGTTTTGGTTGGCAATCAACAGACCCAAGTTCAGCATATTACGGCGGAGCAGCACCTTTTGACCAACTAGAAACTCAGTACATTAAGCGTGTTTTTGATGAAAACCCTGATATAGATATTTGCTACGACTTCCATAATTTTGGTGGGCTTAGTGGTACGCATTATATGTGGTTAGCAGTTGGCGACAATGCCTACGTTGAGCACATGGGTGCAATCCTAATGCAGCGCATGGGTAGAAAATGGCAAAAAGAATTTACGTGGCTACCGCAAGAACCAACTTGGACAGCAGGTTATACCAATAAAGTTGGTGGTGGAATGGTACACGACCATGCGCTAGCACGAGGGATTAAGTTTACTGCAACTTTTGAAGTAGCCACACAGCATGTAAATGCACCTGAAATCCCAGCCTTCAATGAAATACATTGTAAGACTGCAATGGAGGCAATAACAAATTGGGTGCTTATCAACCTATATGAATTGTCGAGATTGTAATTGAAAACCATAATCACGCATTGGGCGGTATTTGGCATGCTGGCAATTGGAATTATTTATCAATCGATTGCATTGATGCAAGGTAAGTCACTAGCTAAGGTCATTAAATGAGTTGAATATTTTGTATTTGCGATATTTAATAAATAAGAAGTGAAAAATAAGTTAAGACCTGTTAAATCTTAACTTATTTTTGCTTTTTATTGGTCAAAGTTTTACTTACAGTGAGTTGAGCCGTGCTCGGTCGAGAACATCTTTAAAGGATGGTCCATGCATAGCTTCGCTAAACTTGATATCGTTATGAGCTGCATTCCACTCCATAATCTCAACTTCTTCTTTATCATTAATACTGACGTCCCAACCAATACTCTGAACAAAAGGGTAGTTACTATGTAAATTCTCTACTTCCATACAAGCATTTTTGAATGCTGGCACCATTAATCCTTCAAAAGTTACATTTGTATCTGGATGTGATTTAGTGCTACTCCAATCAGCCAGATATCCAGTAGAAAAAAGCTTCCCGCTGTCTATATCAATAGCCACTTTCACTGCACTCTTGCTTTGTACGTGTTTAGATTCATCCTTACTTCTTCCAAGCCTAACATACGCTGCGCGGACTGTAGCCTTACCATTATCGTCAAGTGCAGTTGTTATCCTAATGGTTGCACCAGGGTAAGGGAATATGTTATTAAAAAAATCATGTTGCTTTATAACTCTTTGAAAAACACCGTTTTTACCCTTTATACTTTCAAAGCTACATTCACTTTCTGTATAAAAACGCACTCCCTTTCCTTGCGATGAATCATTACTTTTAAAAATAACAGTATCACCTTCACTGAACAAAAGACTGAAAGCATCACTGGCATCTATTATTTTATAATCTACAGGTTCGATAAGAAGACCATTATTTACATACAGCAAGTCTGGCAACTTGTTAGTTTGTAATATTCTATTCGATAGAGGTTTCAATTCACATGGTGCAGAAAAAATACCATCCAGACCTCTAACGATAACTTCGCCATAGTAGTTATCCGGTATCCACCCATGTTTGAACTCGCCTTGAATTGCTGAGTACACGTATAACCACCGAGCATACTTTATATCACCCAAATAATTTTTAGCATAATCATCACATTGACTTACTATATCTTCAGGTAACTTGCCCTTTTCTTTTTCTATGCTTTTCAACGCTATAGCCGCATTTTTTTTAGGCTTAGCGTAATTATATATTTTACTGTTTTTTACCAGTTTCTTTATATAGGTCTTACTTCTTTCTTTCATAGTTGAGTCCTTTTTAGATAACAAAGTTATATATAATTAAATTATAAGCTTAAATATATAAGACTGTAGCTTACTCTAAAAAATACAATTATGCCAAATGCATTGTTCTTGTATAACATGCGTAAATCAATCTCACCGCCCCATAAGGCGGTTTTTTATTATCTAAAATTTGAGGAGGATGTATGCCGCAAAATCTAGCCGTGTTTACCACGGCGAAACTACTTGCGCTATCAGCGATGGGGGCTGCTGCAAGCGCCGCAAGTGCTGCAAATGCGGCAAGTCTCAGTATGCAGCTCAATGAGCCGTATTTGTTTTTTTACCTACAGTTGCCGCTATGGTTTCTTTTCGTCACGATGATCGTACTTACGTTTGCAAGCGCATTTTTATCACTGACAACTGACTATATGCGTGCACGGGGCACCAAAACCAGTAAGTTCGGCACTGCTTTAATAGTCGGTTTTATCATCTCGTTTGTGGTGCTCCCAACTTTTATCACGGAGCCATCACCTGGCTTAATGATGCTGACATCATCGGTTGGTGCGTTTAGTGGTACGAGTTTACTGTACTTAGTGGGGCGCTTGATTAGCAATAAAGAGCTACACGATGCTGTGATTGATCTAATTGCGCATCGTGCTATTAAGTTCTTGGGTACAGCACTTGATTTGGTTACTGAGCATGCGACTAAGTTACTGGCTGTAGCTTTGACAAGTGTCGCCGCATCTTTTGTAATTGTGCCGCAGTTAAAAACCGAGCTGAATACTAGTTCGGTTTGGCAGTCTGTTTATCAGGAGGTGTTCAATGTTTAATATTGTTAATCATGCAATACCGATCCTAGGGTTGGCGCTATGTATTATTGTCACTCTAATAAAGACAATTAACACGCGAGGCGCTATTTGTACCGCAAAATTACACCTTTATGCGGTCGGCTGGTTGGTATTGGTATGGGCAGATTGGGGCAGCGACTATGTGCCAACTTTTGCGATAACGCTTTTCAGTTTAATCATGCTGATTAACAATTTGCTTTATGTGAAGCAGATTACAATCCCTAGGCCAATAAAATTTAAAACACTTTGGCCGCCAAGATTTAGACATTAACAGGAGCAAATCATGCGATTTAATTTAATTAAAACAGCCAGTCAGCTGACAAATATCGCTATTAAAAACAGTGAGATTGTCCAGCCCTATGTCAAACCGAGTCATTATCGACGCGGACTAATGGCACTTAATGCCCTGCACTATGCGCTACGCATTGCAGATAAAGACAAATAATAATCAACATTAATTACAGCCTCTATTTAGAGGCTTTTTTAATGTCTAAAATAAGGTAAATATCATGGCTAAAGTAGTAATCACTGCCGGTCACTCAAACACCGACCCAGGGGCAGTAAACGGCAACATTACCGAAGCAGAAATCACAACAGACATGCGCAATATCGTTGCGTATTGTCTAAAAGACTTAGGCATTGATGTTGTCACCGATGGTCGCGGCAATGACAATCAAACACTGCGACAAGCGATCAAACTCATCAAGCAAGGCGAAGTCGCTATTGAGTTTCACTGCAACGCTTTTCATTTGCCGACAGCGGGTGGTGTGGAAGCATTGGCACAGCCAAAGGACAAGGTCATCTGTCAAAAACTATGTGAAGCAGTCAGCGATGTGATGGGCATTCCCGTGCGTGGTCCTGCTGGCGGCTTTAAACCAGAAAATAGCGGTCAACATTCCCGACTAGGCTATGTGCGTGAGGGTGGTATAATCTTAGAATTGTTCTTCATTTCTAACCCAAAAGAGCTTGCCACGTACCAAGCCAAAAAATGGCTGATTGCACGTGAGATTGCAGACGTCATTGCTGAGCATGTTGGGGTAGGGTGCAAAGCTTAA